GGATAAGAGCCGTGCCGCCGCTGCTGTCCAGCAACTTCGTGATGTTTGGATTTGCTGCTGCAAGGCGGTTGAGGATATCGGCCGAAGCCTGCTTCCCCGTCTCACGGCCAGCCTGAATGTCAAGGGCCTCGCCAAGCTCAGACGTGTTCATCTTGCTGAACTTCTTGCGAAGTTCGCGCTGAACAGCATAAGCCTCGGCGACGTCCAGATTATCGCCACCCTCACGGGCAACGATTGCGGTGTCGTTCAGGGACTCAAGTCCCTTGTGAACGTCCTGCAGCTTCTCGCGAAGTGAGTCGCTCATAATCTTATTACTCCTGTGCGTCAAGAAGACGCGCGATGAACGGGTCAAGCCACGGGGCCTTCTCACCGTTCGTGGATTTAGTAGCCTCAACGGCCACGTGCTTTCGGCCCATTGGGATGTTGATCAAGCGACCAACAAGATCCAGAGCCTTGGCAAGTTCTCCCTCGACCTTGGCCTTGTCCGCAGACAGTTCGGTCAAGCCCGCGCGAACGGACAGGACCTCCTGCTGCGCAGCAATGGCTGCATCGAGCGCCGACTTAGCGATGGCAGCGACCTCCTCCAGAGAGGTAGCGGCGACATCTTCGGCAACCACGTCAGAGGCAACTTCAGCAGCTACCTCAACGGGGGCTTCATCTGCGGCCTCAACAGCCGCTTCAGAATCAGAAATTGGGGAGACCTCTGCGTCCTTTGAGACGCCAAGTCCCTCTAGAACCGCATTTCGGTCCTCTGGGGTAAGATCGGAAAGAATCTCGCCGATTCCGGCAAGAACCTGATCGCTGACGCCGCTCTTATAGCGCGGGCTGATATTGTCCTTATCAGTCGGAGCGGATGCTGGCTCTGGCTCTGGCGCAGGCGCCGGAGTTGGCGCAGGCGCCGGAGTTGGCGCTGGGGTCGGTGTTGGCGCTGGGGTTGGCGCTGGGTCAAGGGCCTTCTCAACAACCCCATTACCACAGGCGCAATCGCCCTCTTCGCAATCGCAAGACTTCTCAGCCGAGGCGGTAATCGCCTCAGGAGCGGTCTCTTCAGCAGCCTCAGAAGCAACCTCTGGGGTGGCCTCCGCAACGGGCTGCGCGGAAACAGCAGCGCTGTCGCCATCCGTGCTGACCGTAACGGTCACACGTGTCTTCTTCTGCTCAAGGTCTTCCATTGACTTTTTCTCCTCATCTGGATTTACAATTTCAAGACCCGGTACCGTTGTGGCATCCGGCTTCTTGTTCCCGGGCTTCTCAAGATCAGGCGCGCGCTTCAACTGAGAAGCGTTGAACCCCATGAAATCGTTGCTCGGCTTGTGGCTCCCGTCCGGCTGTGGAACCCACACACGGACAAGAACGGCTGGGTCCCCAGCCTTTGAGGCAACAGTTTCCTTGCCAGGCGGCACAGTGACCACGCCGTCTTCAACGACCTGCTCAACTTCGCCGACGCCGTCTGCGCCCTCAATCTGCGACCAAGAGACATAGTTTCCCATCTCAATCTTGGCTGCCTTCAGCATATTCTCAACTTCTGGCATATCGCCAGGAACCTCTGGGGTCTCAGCCGGTTCCGGCTCAGCCTCCTCGGGAGCAAGCGACGCGCGAAGCTGCCATGACCACTTCTGGTGCATATCCTGACGCTCCGCGAGGAAATTAAGAATACCCTGCTGATTGATCTTCGCTGCCTCATTAATACAGACAACGATCTGGTCAAGAAGAGCCTCATTGGCGGAGTAGACCGCTTCAGCAAGGCTTGCTGGGTCGTTGTCGTCGGCAATGGTTTCGCCAGTCGCCTTTGCGGCAAGCTCCCGAATATCATTAGGAGCAGTCGCGTTCAACTTGCGAAGGATCTCAGCGATAGGGTCAATGGCACCCTGCGCATCTTCGTAGATCTCCTCAAATAGAGCATGGTACTCAGTGAAGTCATCTCCGGTGACGTTCCAATGCGCGCCATGGGCCTCAAGGTAGAACGCCACATTGTCGGCATGGTACTTCTGCAGGACGGAAATCAGAGAAGACTTCTCCGCTGATGGCTGCCCTTCAATCTCAACAGCCTTGGTGGAATCAACAACATCCTCATCATCGTGATAGGAGATGCCATCGGCAGTCCTAAGGCTCTTTACGGCATTCTGCAGGTAAGAGCGCTGGTTGGCTGGAATGCCAACAACTGAAGACTCCATCAGGCGGACGCTTTCAATGATGTACGTCTCTTCACCAGCGGTCCCCTTCTTCTTGGAAACCTTGTCAACACGAGCGCCGATTGAGAGACCAAGCTTTACGCCGCGCTTAATGGCACGATAGGTCTTCATCGCAAGGGGATTTTCATCTTCGCCAACGACGCGGACATCAATGTCCAGATCGTAAACATCCTGATTGAGTGCGGCATCAAATCGCTTGACGATCCGAGCGGCAGTCACAGACCCGAACAGATCATCGGGCACATTGTAGTTATGATTGAGGAAGACCGTCATGTTCTGCTTGGCGGTCTCCTCCATGGACTTGAGCGCTGAAAGCGTCATCTCGTCACCATGCAGATCTCGGATGGTAGAGGAAGTAGTGCCAGTGACGTGAAGGTCGCCGTTCTCGGCAGTGTAAGCCTTCAGTGCATTCGTGTAAAGCTTAAAATCCACGGAACCTCCAAATAGTTGCGGTTTCGTTGCTAATAATTGTCTTTTAGTTTACTAGCGTCAATACCTGACATTTCTGCCATGTTTTGACACACTTTCCAATACCCTTTTGCGGGATAATACACGGATTGTAACATATTAAGCGCACCTAAGCGATCTGCGGATAAGGTTTATTTACCTCATCTCAATAACTTCTTAATCCGCGTGGTACACTATGCAAATGCTTCCATGCACGCTTTGCAACGAGATTAACTACTCAGGCGATCAGATCAAGGATTTGGCTCGGGCATTAATACGGCTGCAGAGGCAGATTCAGCCGGTTATTGAGTCCTACGAAAAGGGTCGCCGCGCCCATCCGCGCTGCTCCTCTTGCGGAATTCTTGCCGGCATGGAGCACCTTGTTTCCGAGCTGGTGCCAGAGCCAATGATCCCTAGGGCTAGGGGGCAAAAGCGCTACAGCGTGTGCCAGTGGTGCTATGCCGACCTGCATAAGAGCCGCCAAAGCGTCCCTCAGCGTCGTAAGACTCAACTTCGCGTTGATGAGATGCTCAAGGGAGAGGATGAAGAGACAGCAGACACAGATATTGACAGCATCATGCGGGCCATCCACAATGAGTTAGCATCATTTAGCCTGAACGCTGGGCAAGAGCCCGGAGACCCGGAACTAGACGAAGGCCCGGATGACGACCCCCAGCGTTGATTCAACTATTGAAGCACAATTTACGGATGGCACGTTCGTAGTGCCATCTTGGTGGGCTAGGGCTCTAAATAAGCGAACAACTACGTACGCAAACGGGATTCGCGTAGTGGATTGTTCTCTTGACGAAATGCGTAAATATGTGAATACTGAGGCTGTTGACTCTATTTGGACGACCGCCATCAGGAAGCAGCAGAGTGGAAGGTAGAAATGGCTGAACAGCGATCACTCGCACAGCGTATTTTCGGAGGGCCATCTCGCCCTATCGCCGAAAAGGCGATTCCGGGGATAATTCCAGACTCTGGGCCGTACGCGCGTGGCGCTGTAGGACTTCAGACGGTTACCAAGATGAGCACAGAGCAACTTCGTCGCTGGTCCCGCAACAACCCCTGGATCCGTGCGGCAATTAACCTGCGCCGAACACAAATAAGCCGCGCGAAATGGGATATCGTCACGAAGGACGCTGGTGATACCCCAAGCCCGCGAGCGGTTGAGAAGATTAAGGCGCTGCTCCGAAGCCCAAACCCCAAGGGCGAGTCATGGCGCTCATTTATTGAGCCCGTCGTTGAGGACATATTGGTTCTTGACCAAGGGGTTGTTGAAATTGAGAAGCGCGCTGGCGCTCGAGTCGGGGCAGACCCTATTGCCTACCTCTGGAACAAAGACGCAGCACGCATCGCCTTTGATCGCGAGTGGGATGGTCGGGATAAGGAAAAGCCGCGCTACTTTGAGCTGGACGGAACTGGCAAGGAGCTTGCTCGCTACAACAACGATGAGCTGATCGTCATGATCTCCAATCCGGTTACCTACAGCCCAATTGGGCTTTCTCCGATTGAGGTTCTTGCCGAGACGATTGAAGCCGACCTAACTGCTGCGGCGTATAACGCCAAGGCTGTTTCGCAGGCCGCTCCTCCAGGGGTCCTACATCTTGGCGAAGGGGTTCGCCCTGACCAGGTAGATGCGTTTAAGGCTTACTGGGAGGTAGAGGTAGCAGGAAAGAGCCAAATCGCCATTACTGGCGGAGGTAAGGGCATGCAGTGGATGCCTCTTGCCTCATCTAACCGAGACATGCAGTTCATGGAGTGGCAGGTCTACCTCGCCCGAAAGATTTGCGCCGTCTTCGCGGTCCAGCCGCAAGACATCGGCATCTCCTTTGACATCAATAAGAGCACCTCGGAGACCAGCGCCGCCTTTACCTACGATAACGGCATTGTCCCGCTTGCAGACCTAATTGCTGAGTACATTACGAAGGAAATCGTAGAGAAGTACGATGAGGACCTGCGCTTTGTGTTCACTGAGGTTGGCAGGACCAACCAGCAGACTATCGCCGAGTACAACAAGATGGCTCTCGGCGGGCTGCCATGGCTCCGCATCAACGACGCACTGCGCGAGCGGGGGCAGGATGGCATCGGTGAACTCGGGGACCAGATCCTCTTCCAGACCCCCAAGGGATACGTGCCAGCCGACCGCTATGGTGAGTACATTGATACTGTAGTATTCGGAAAACCAGAACCTACTGGCACTCAGCCGCCCGCGCCAGACGGTTCGGAAATGGCGCCAATTCCAGACGGTGGCGATATGACGCCAGAGCCGGGGGCTACCACTGAGCCGTCTCAAATACCAGCAGATGAAACCAAGGCCGCCGGCGATGCGATTATTGTTTGCGATATTGATGGAACCCTGACCACTTACGATGGAAGCGATAAGCTCAATGAGACTGTTGCTGACTATCTTCGCCGAAAATCAGACAGCAACCGAATCTTCATCGTTAGCGCTCGGTCAATAAAGCGACTTGATGAAACACGTAGTTGGCTTGAAGAGAACGACGTGCCACACGATGAGTTGTATCTCAGCGACTTCCCATTTGGTGCTGGGCTCCAGTTCAAGAAGTACAAACTTACCAAGATCCTCAAGGACAGCGGTCAGGTGGTTGAGGCGATTGATAATGACGAAGAGGTTCGCGCCGCTTATAAGGCCCTTGGCGTTACGAATGTTCATGGACCTTCGGACGTCTCTGAGAAGCATAAGGCAGCCGACTACTCTGGGATTAGCCTTAATGTTCCGTCTGCCGTTAAGGCAGAGGCTAAGCGCGGGCTAGACTGGCGAGATCAGTATGGTCGAGGCGGCATCGGGCCAGGGCAGACCACCGCGCGAATGCTGACTAGCAACACTATGACAATTCCGCGAGTGCGTAAGATGCGCGCATTCCTTGCTAGGCACGAAGTAGACAAGCAGGGCGAGGGCTTTAAGCCTGGCGAAGATGGCTTCCCATCTGCTGGGCGTATCGCATGGGCGCTTTGGGGCGGTGACGCTGGTCAGTCCTGGTCAAACAAGGTAATGCGTCAGGTTGAGGCCAGAGAGCGCAAGGCTTAACCTTGGCAGCAGAGAAGACATACCACCAGCCCCCATGCTATTGTTTGCCATGCCGCGCAATGGCGGATGAGAAAGCGCTAGGAAAGGGAGGCTCCGATGGGTCACAACTACGAGAGGGCGTTTCTGGAGGGACAGGCGGTAAACGACCGAGTAGGCGTCCGGCTGCAAAGCGAAGGGATTGATTGCACCGTCCCAGAGGCAAGCCTAGCCAAAGACTCCAGCGAGTGGGCATCCTATACCGCCAACGATAAGGACATTATTCTTCGCGATGGAGATGTTCTTGAGGTAAAGGAAATCAATCAGCACTTCACTGATGACCCATCATCGTGGCCGTTCGCCGAGGTGATTGTAGATACCGTAAGCGGCTACAATAAGAAGTCAGTAAAGCCCCTCGCCTATATCTTTGTCAGCAAAAAGACCGGCGCCATGCTAACTATGCCTACAGACCGCCCACGCAATTGGCGCCCCTTGCGAAAGTGGGATCAGTACCGAGAAATAGAAGATGACTTTTATTTCGCCCCCAAGAGCATGCTTAGGACCATCGGACAGCTCATGGCATATCTCAAGAACCGCAAGAAATGAAGAGGAGCACGATCCGCAGGACAATTCGCCATAAGGACCCAGTTACCCCAGAGGTCAGATATGCGGTCTTGCGAAGGGACGCTGGATGCGTAGCGTCTCGAGTGGGGATGCCTGGGATGTGCGGAAGCCAATTCGGCCCCAGCCCAACACCCACCCTAGAACTTGATCACGTCAATAGCAGCGGCATGGGCAAGCGCGGCCCATCCATGGCGGAGAACCTAGTAGTCCTATGCGGATTACATCACCGAATGAAGACGGAGCAGTCTAGGATATGGCGCCCAGTGCTTAACAAATACCTAGATAATATTTATAACAAGTGACCCAGACCTGCCTGCTGTTGACATGTCAACGGGAGGCATATAGAATCATTACATGAGGAGCGGAAAGGTGGCATTATGGCGAACTGCGTGAACTGCGGTAAACAGGTCATTTCGCCCGATGCCGCTCGGTGCTGGTGGTGCAACCACGCGCACCGATCTTCCTCTGCTCTTGCCTCGCTTGAGGCTAGGGCAAAAGAGATCAAAAGATTGAAGGATTCTGGAATGACGATGGTGGACATCGCAAGGAAACTTGGGATCAGCCGTCAGCGCGCCTATCAGATCCTTGAAAGGGTAAAGAAATGACAGAAACGCGAGAGATTGAATTGGAACTCCGCGGGCGAAGTTGCTTCGTTGCGGCAGTTCAGTCGCACCCAGAGGCTTCGGCCCTTGATGCCGCTCAGTCATCGGAAAAAGAAAAGGTTGTCCTGTCAGTTGTGGAATATGCCCATCAATTGCTTGATGGCAGTATTGAGCAATTGGGAGAGAGCCTGAGTCCCGATGATCGCCTGTGGATTGACCGGGGCATCAGCCTCGCCTGCGAGCAGTGGCTCCGGCATCCTGATGACATTAACACTGTAGGTGTCTAAACTTAGCGGCGAAAAAGGGAGGGATTGGCGCCTTATGCAGCGCGCAACGTGTGCGCAAATTTGGCAGATCATAGACGACACTTGCATTCCTCACGATGTAGTGGCAAAATACCTTAAGTGCCATCCGCAGTACCTTCGGGATCTGCGTTTTGGACATGTGAAGATGAGCCAGCCGATGAGGGCTAAGATTAGCGACTTCCTCGGAGTTGCTGAGGAAGAGTTATTTGGTGAGTATCTGCGCAGAGCCGCAGAACTCAAGAAGGGTAGGTAAAAGGAATGGCATACGGAAATAACGCAGCGCCAGAGAAGCGCAAGGCATTTGCGGCAGACTACGTTGAGGTAGCAGATCGCATCAGGGCATGGTACGAGGCGTACCCCAACGCCCGTATTGAGACAGAGATTGTTTCCATCAGTGACAAGCTTGTCGTCGTTAAGGCGCAAGCATTCCGAGGCGAGACCCCAGACGAGAAGCCGGCTGGCGTTGGTCACTCCTCCATGGGCATCCCCGGAAGTACTCCATATACGCGCGGTTCTGAGTTGGAGAATACAGAGACGAGTGCCGCAGGTCGAGCACTCGTTATGGCCGGACTTCCTTCCAAGAAGGTTGCATCTGGCGATGAGATCCGAGCAAAGTCAGGAGCCGCGCCGAAGGCAGATCCAGTTGTGGCCGCAGCGAAGAATCTGTTTGATGACGTTGAGATCAAGGAAAGCCCAATTGTCCTTGACTGGCTTTCCGCAATTGATGCTGCAGGTGACGCAGCGGAGCTACAGCGCATTGGTCAGGAGATCGCTGGCCTTGAACTCAGCGACAATGAGCGCGGCTTGCTTCAGAACGCTTGGAAGAACAAGCGCGCGAAGCTCGCGTGAGCGAACTGATTTCGTATCCAGAAAGGCACCCAGAGCACGTCAGCGTAAGCGAGTTGAGGGAGTTTCTCTCCTGCCCGCTGCGCTGGTGGTACAAGTACCGACTTGGTCTTTGGACAGATCGGACCATGCCATTCTTCGCTCTCGGGACATCAGTCCACGCTGGACTGCAAAATTGGTACGAGCCGATCGCTGGCGGCAAGAAGACTGGAGACCTCAGTAAGGCCTATAACGCCTTTAAGTTAACCTACGCCGAAGAGTCTCAAAAGGTTAACTGGATGGCTGAGAAGGATGCCGATCCGATTGGTCAACAGGCGATGGGACAGGAGATGCTTAGGGCGGCGCTAACGGAGGGCGATAATTGGGAGGCACACGCCGTTGAGCGCACAATGTTTGCCGATATCAAGCATAGCCGCCTTGGTAAGTTGCCAATCAAACTCAAGGCGCAGGTGGACATGATCACCACTACGAAAGATGTCGTTGAGCACAAGACGGCATCTCGCAAGTGGGAAGAGGGTCGTGAGCATGGCGACATCCAAGCCACCGCATATGTTCTTGCGGTTCGCGAGAACTTCGGTCACGATCCAGAGGTGACGTTCAACATTATTAGCAAGAGCGCAAAGGCTCCCAATGTTGATCGCCGAGTAACGCGCAGGGGGCAGGATTCGCTAGATAAGTTGTATATCTCGGTGCGCGCGTTTCTTGACGCGCAGGAGAAAGGGGTCTACCCTAATCCATCCTCGTGGGCGCACGCCACATGCGAGTACAGGGAGATTTGTGATAAATGGGAAAGCCACCCGCAACAACTTCCAGAGAGGAAGATTCTCAAGACGCTGGTTCCGGGTCTTCGCGACACGAAGGCGGTAAGGGCGTAGCAGGCAGGACTCTTCCAGAGTGGGTATCCGCTGTCGTTGGGGTCGGGAATAAGTCAGGAGCGATGGGAGATTTTCTTGGTGCGGTCACTGGAGAGCCGCTTACCAAGAACCAATATGCCCGTATGGCAAAGCTTTACAAGGAATGGCCAGTTGGCATTGAGGCGTTAATGGCAGCAATCTGCTTTGTCGCCATCAAAGACGTCAAGGGTGATCCCATGGACTATTTGCAAAAGATTTGCGACCAAAAGCGCGGTCTAAAGCGCGAAGGTGCTAGGCAGAAGGGGTTTAGTAGAGATGAATTCGTTGAGTCTTGATCAAAAAACTTACGTAGACCAGATCCTTCGGAAATCCGGCGTTCCTCCGCGCTATTTGCCTCACTCGTTTGATAATTTTGAAGTGAATGATAAAACGGGGAAGGCATTTGAGGTGGCAAAAGAGTGGGCTGCCCTAAAAAGCCCCAAGGATCGCGGATTTGCTCTTCTTGGAGCACCTGGCGTTGGTAAAACGCACCTTGCGGTAGCTGGCTTGCGCGAAATTGCAAGACTTTGGGCAGATGAGCGTAAGGAGGAAGAGGCTGCTGACCTATACGTGCCTCCTTCCGACATGATTGAGCGACGCATGCGGTTCATAAATGTCCCGATCTTCATGGACCAGTTGCGTGAAGCGATGAAATTCTCTGAAAGCAGTGTCCGAGAGCTCTGGCAGTACTGCCTCAACGACGCCTCGGTTGTAGTTCTTGACGATTTTGGCAAGGAAAAGGCTACTGACTGGGTAACTGAGCGTCTCTATGTTCTTATTGAGAGCCGATACCAGAACCTTCTTTCCACAATCGTAACAACTAACCGCACCCTTGATGAGTTGGATGACCTAGGATATGGGGCAGCAGTAAGCAGGTTGCAGGAAACTGGTCGGGTGGTGCGCACCGATGCTAAGGACTATCGTCCAGAGCTAGGAGTTAAGAACCGATGAATAGGCAATTGACGCACGCGTCATTTTTTAGCGGAGTTGGAGGGCTTGACCTTGGCTTTGAACGAGCAGGAATCAGAACAGTTAGCGTCAGCGAAATTGACCCCTTCGCAAGATCAGTCCTTGCCAGTAGATTCCCAGGAGTCCCCCAGCTTGGAGACATTGTCGCCCTTGCAGATCGTGAGCTTTCCGAGTTGGTTCAGCAACCAGCCGACACAGTTCAACGACGTATCGGACCCGTTGACGCTATCAGCGGGACCCCAGGCAGTGATGATTGGAAGGTGGCCGACATCTGGAGCGCAGGGTTCCCATGCCAAGACCTCTCAGTCGCAGGAAAGCGGAAAGGATTCGCAGATGGAAAACGATCAGTCCTCGCCTTCACCTTCCTTAACCTTGTGGAACGATTCCGCCCTCGGTGGCTCGTGCTGGAAAACGTCCCCGGTCTTTTCACTTCCAACGACGGAAGGGACTTCCTCGCCCTCCTCAATGAAGTGGACCAACTCGGGTATGGTGTTTCGTGGAGAACTCTTGACGCGCGCTTCTTCGGTGTCCCCCAAAGGCGCCGTCGAGTATTCATTGTCGCGAGTCTTGGAAGCGACCGCGCCGGAGAGGTTCTTCTTGAGTGCGAGGGCGGCTGTGGGCATACTCAGGCGGGCGAGTCGTCGTGGGCGTCAACTTCCGGACGCACTGAACAAAGCCCTGACGTCGCTGGCGCTCTCCTCGCCAGATACCACAAAGGAGCTACCAGCACCGTTGAGAACGGACAACTTGTTGTCACTACAGCCCTCACCAGGGGTGGTCTCGGAGGAGGGTTTGGACCAGATGACAATGATGCCCAAGGAAATAAACTCGTCGTCGGTTCGGAGGCTTACGCCAGTGGAATGCGAGCGCCTTATGGGGTGGCCGGACGGGTGGACGATACCAACTTCAGCTCAATGGGCGCCGCGATCACGCGCCAAGAAAGCCTTGAAGTAGAGCATCGTGCCTACAGCATAAGAGAGGATGCGAAGGCTGGGAACTTCTCTGCTACGCCAATTGAAACAGCCCGGGCGCTTAATGCTGTGTGGCCGAGTGTTCAGAGCCACCACGCCCAGACGTTCATTGCCTCGGCTTACCGTAAGAGCAAGCGCGCTCAAACTAATCTTGATGACGAGACATGGGTTGATGACGGAATCGCGAATACACTTAACGTCTTTGACTCAGGCGACACGAGAACCACACATGCGATTATGGCGCAGCCAGAAGCGAACGATAACCCGCTCCTCCCAGATGGAATGGACTCTAATAGGTATAAGGTTTGCGGAAATGGAGTTGTTGCAAACGTCTCAGAATGGATAGCGCATAGACTCGTAGACGTAGATAAGAAGTGGACGGAGTTGGGATGAAGAGGACTGCTGAGTCGGTTACAGAGGGGCACCCAGATAAGATCTGCGATCAG